CCATAGCTGGAATCCATCGAATCTTTATTAGTCCATAATGAAAAGGTGTTCCATTCACCATCACAAAAAATTTATAACCTGTTCGTAAGTAGTTGTAGTATCGTATTTTGTTTGCAATTGGCGGTAATTTTAATAACGTTTGTGGAAAGAGATATGATTTGATGCGACCATCCATAGTCTCAGTCCAGTCGAAGCGGTCCAGTAAGTAAGCACGTGTTAGAAATTGTTCCTGTGTCTCAGCTCTTTTAAAAGCTATACAGTCTCCAATTTGTATGTCATCAGTATATGGTCTAAAGTCGTTCATTACAGATTGTTCGGTTTCGTCAAATTGTGTGACAGGATAAACTGTCGTTTGGACTTGGTCCATTGTGAGGATATTCTCCTCAATTTTCATTGTTTCTTGTGTATTCGAGTTTGCAATGTTTGTTACGCATGCGGAGACAACATTAGGCCTCGGGCACGGGGTTCATGTGATCCTATATTTTTCGTGGCGATCGTCCATTACTAGGTACTAAATAATACCTCCACGTTCAGTGACTGTCTGCAGCACATGTTTCTCAAAGACAGTCAAGGGATTATTGAGGCTAAGGATCTAAAGGGATAATCACTCCCCCTTAGACCCTGTCGTAGGCTAGTCGGTGGCGTCTACTAAGTCGCAAGCAACTTCGTAGGACAAAAGCGGAAATCGTTTATCCAATTTTAGTCGTAAATGTTCAATTTCTTTGTCATACACTTCTTTTGGATGTCTACTTAAAAATAAGCAAAAACATCGTAAAGAGCCATGATATTCACCGGGAGTACATCCCTGTCTATGCCATAAAATCATTTGAGTTAAATCTTTCATAGGCATTGCAGCGAAAATTTCCCCGTGTCTTTCATGGAAGAACCGTTTCAAATAAGAAACTTTATCTTCTGGAGTGAAATTATCAATTATTTCACTCTTGTCAGCATTTGTGTATGTCATTCCAAAACATTCAGTCATAAGTTCAGATATAGTATGCAAATTAAAAAACCTCCCTGCTCTATTCGACACACGTAGCAGGTTATCATCACCGTAATACTTCTCTCGGACATTTCCATCAAAGTTAATCAGCTCATTGGGCTCATGCAGGTAATTGGCCAATTTAAACACACATCTCATTAAAAAGGAGTTTATTACCGAATTACCAATGGCTGTTAAGGGTGTACCCGAAGGCATCCCATGATCGGCTTTGTATAAATGTCGTCCAGCAAGTCTAAATCCCGCAAACAATCCTTCAGCTAGGACCCTCCTAACTAATTGATTTTCAGCACAATCGTTATACCATCTATTAATCACCTCTATTCCCGCCATACATGCAGAATAAGGCAGACGTTTATCATATGCACTATAGTCACCAGCGATCCAATGTGACCCAAAACCTTTCAGCTGTTTATAAAAAGCTGTAGAATTGCGTACATTGTCGATATTAATTCCCACAGATATATTTCCTATATCATGATTTTGGGTGACATGCATCATAAACGCTCCAAAGTACATCCTAACGCAAATATTGTGATCAAACATACCCGTCGAAAAAATCCTAGTCTTCTTTGCAGCAACCTTTGCAAAAGACCTTCGCTCGTCCTTCATTGTATCGATCCACACAACAGGCGATACAATCCCTTTCTTCGCCTTCTCCAACCTATCAGTCACTATATATTTGATAAATGGGTCAACTTCACAGTTAACACCATCATAATGCAAATATTTAGTCTTCCCACTGGTTCCATTCCTCAATATGAAACCCAGTGAGGTCTTCGGATCACTTCTACTAAACATTCCTTCTCTGGCACCATCATGCACCAGCCCGTTAACACCTTCTTCAAATGTAAAAACCCTTCTGGCATCAGATTCCGTCGAGTCAAAGTCATTGTAATAAGCAACCAATTCTTCAATAACCCTTTCCTTCAACATAGGGGGGTAATTAAACACATCTTCTCCTCTGCCTTCTGCTACACCTTTAGCAAATGCTTCATTGGAGAAATCCACTACTGCAGTATGTAACTCATATGGTAACTCTTCACTTACATACCACTCAGTAGCGTGTTCAAATACAGATGTTCTTGGTAGTAGAGGAGTAAACTCCTTTCCGACTACTACAGCTCCCTCTAATGTTGAACCTTCATCAGTTATATCTTTGGTTAAATCTACAATGTCTAAACACCTTCTAGAATCCAATTTCATAATAAGTTCATTAATCATTTGTTTAGATATTAATCGGGCTATGCTAACATTATTT